TAAACTTGGTTCTCTCACCGAAAAACTGGTGAAAGAAGTAGAAAAAATGAATAATTCTGGTAATTCTTCTGATGACCGTCTGTGGAAATTGGAATGTGACAAAGCAAATAATGGTTATGCCGTGATTCGTTTCCTTCCTGCTCCTGATGGTGAAGACCTACCATTTGTTAAAGTCTATTCTCATGCCTTTCAGGGTCCCGGAGGATGGATTATAGACAATTGCTCGACTACTCTGAATCAAAAGTGCCCTGTATGTGAGCACAACGGTCAACTGTGGAACTCTGGTGTAGACTCTAATAAGGAAGTTGCCCGTAAGCAGAAGCGTAAACTGACTTATGTGAGTAACATTTATGTTGTCAAAGACCCTGCCAATCCTGATAATGAAGGTAAAGTTTTTCTCTATAAGTATGGTAAGAAAATCTTTGACAAACTAACGGAAGCAATGCAACCTGAGTTTGAAGATGAGACTCCCATCGATCCGTTTGACTTCTGGACTGGTGCCAACTTCAAACTGAAGGCAAAGAATGTTGCCGGTTATAGGAACTATGATTCCAGTGAGTTTGCTGCTCAGGGTGCTCTTCTAAATGATGATGATGCTATGGAAGCAATCTGGAAGAAGCAGTATTCTCTTTCCGAGTTTATTGCACCTGACCAGTTCAAGTCTTACGAAGAAATGAAGAAGCGTCTTGAATCTGTTCTGGGTGGAAAGTCTGCTCGTATTGATTCTGAAGTTGAGGACGAGGACAACTATCGTGGTCCTGCTCCTTCTTTGACTGAAGATCTGCGTAGCGAACTTAACAACCTGAAACCAACTCGTTCTGTTGCGGTTGATGATGATGAGGATTCTGATGAGACCTTATCATATTTTGAAAAGTTAGCATCAAATTGATATAGTAAAGGGGAGAGAAATCTCCTCTTTTTTATGGCATCGTGACTCTGGTGTTCTCGGTGCGAATTAATTTATCATTTACATATTGCGATGATCTATCATAAGTCATCGCTTTTCTTGTATCATTAATAACCTGTTGAAGATATGCAGGTTTAAGAACATAAATGTCTCTTTTTTTATTATTTTTTCGGACTTCATATTCATAGTTACTAATACCAACAACAGGATTTATAGTTTGTATGGAAATATTAGGGTTTGGGATGGTAAAGGTAGAATCTATAATCTTACCTGCCGGAAGTATGAGTCTTCCTCTAGAATCTTTGACTTCTATGGTTTCGTAGTGATGAACTGCGTTTAGGTCATTTCCATATAATTGTTCTGAGTACCTATAGATATCTCTATCAGAAAGAGGCCATTCATTTCTTACATTTATAATATTGGCACCAATTAATACAACCCAATCATACTGAGAACTTCCATAAAGTTCTTCGGCAACTGTATCGGGTCTTGCTCCTTCTTGAATTTCATATTTATTGAATATGGTAAAAACATTTTGTAAGTCATCACGCAGTTTAACTCTACGAAATATATTTTTTACCAATAAGTAATCATCAGATCCTTTACGATTTGATAAGAATGATTGATACTCTAGATTTGGAAGTTCTCTGAAGTAAGACATTAGAAGCCGGTTCCTTTTATAGTGGACTTATATGTTTTACCGCCCGATTCCATATAATCCTCACGATAGATTGGTGTGAGTTCTTGGAATGTTAGAGTCATTTGCATATGAACCGGTGTGGCATCAGAATATGTGGCATAAGTTCCCGAAGCAGTATAATTGACCGACATAGCATTCAAGGCACATATCTTAAATTGATTTAGGAATGGATGGTCTTTTCCACCACTCATATACCGAAGTCTAAACACACTTGGAGATTTGAGGAATAGTCCGGCAGCATCACCAGATGCCGCTCCTTTTTGTGCCGCAGATTCCGACTTAAAGAATCTAATAATATCTTTGATTTCATCCGATTCTTTTTTAGAACGAGGAACTAAATCAAATGAAAATGAAAATCCACTTCTTAGTGATACTCCACTGAAAAGAAGTTCTGTGTTTGAGTTAAAAACATTACCAGTTGACCTGGAAAAAGATTGATTAAAATCTCCACCGCCAGTTAGTGCCTCTGTTGCTTTTGTTGCAAAAAATACTTGCGCCGCATTTTGACCACCCGCAGTTTGTGCTGCTGCCCCCATTTTAGTAAAAATATTTTTTAGTGCTTCGACCCCTGCTGTTGCAGGATTATCAGATTTAGTTATATCTACTGCTGCTCCCATCGTTGCGGTCTGTATGGGTCCCATATCACCAGAACTCCAACCTGCAATATTACTATCCTGAATACCTTCTGGAATTGGTAGTATTACAGTTCCTCTGATGGTTTTTTTTCCGTATCCAACATCATCAGAACTATTCTGAGCAAAAGAAGTTGCACTAAGAGTTAATCCCGGTGCAACATAATCAAAAGAATCAATCTGCAAATAATCATCAGACGCATCAATATTCTTTAATGGGTAACGAAATATTTTTGATGATGGTGCTCTATTTGCTGCTACTTTATATCCGGCAGTAACGGCATTTTGAGTGGCTGATGATATTTGAGTTGGGAACGCCATTTATAGTTTTTAGTTATTTATCTCAATTTTGTATTAATTTTCTATATGCTACTGATCTCAATGTTGCAAATTCTTGTTGACTCAATTCATATAACCCACTGACTAATCTATCACCATCTGCCGTATTATATTGTCTAATTTTTCCAAGATGATAATTAAATCCTATGAATCCATTTAGATATGGACCTCCTGCCAGAATCAGTGGATGTTGATCATAAAGAATTTTTGGAGTTTTTGCATAATAAATGTAGGTATAGTATTTTCCCGGTAATGGATATGCACTTTCAGTTCCACTCAATATCGACATAATTTCATTCATTAATTTATCCGGTTTCTCACTTCCATTTAATGATTTTTTGAAATCACTAAAACGATTTGTGAGTATCTTCCCATCAATTCTTCTGGGTGCTTTTGGATTTTTGCTAATATAATCACGATCATTTTTAATGATACTGATCAATTGTTCTCTTTTTAATCTTTTATATCCACCGATTGATCCTTTTCCACTGGCAGTTGTATGATAAATTGTATGAAATTCTGCAATCTCAATTAATTCATCCCGTGTATACTCATCTAATGGTTTTTCGTATCCTGTGAGTGCCATTACTTGATACCTAATTCGAATTCCGTAATCACCTTAAAGGTCCATCCTCGATCCTTACAATATTCTCTTGCTGCTTCCCACTTTGATTGATTCTTGGCATACTCATATGCCTCATAGATATATCCTTTTGTTTGCCTTTTTGGTTTTGATGGTGGCATTGTTTGCTTATGAGGTTTAATCTCAATCAGATATTTCTTAATACTTCCATCAGGTTCTTTGACTTTTATATAAACATCAGGAAAATATTTGTGAATTTTTCCGTCTACCGGAGAACGATAAGGAATCGCAAGTTCTTCAGATGCGTACTCTAAAATATTTTCATTTGTATCACAATATTTGAGAAACTTCAATTCCCATAGAGATCTGTAGATAATATTAATCGGATTTCCAACATACTTTTCCGGAAATGATGGTTTAAATTTTCCCTTATAAGACATCTAAATACTTATACTAATAAGACTCATAAAAAGGTATTTAGAGTGCCTAGTATCCGCAAAATATCAGATTTTAAACCACTCTTCACGAATCTTGCACAGACTTCTCATTATGAAGTAAGATTTGGTGGTGTAGGACCTCTTGGAGGACCACTAATGGCATATCTTTTTCGTAAAGGAATTAGTCAAAGATTTATTGCCGAAGATGCGGGATTACTTTGTTTTTCTGCATCTCTTCCAACAAGTTCTTTTGCAACTGCCAATGTTAGTGGGAACTTTATGGGTATAACAGAGAACTTTGCACATACTAGACAATATTCACCAATCGGTTTAGATTTTTATGTGGATAAAAATTATAATGCTATTAAATTTATGGAAAGTTGGATGGAGTTTATTGCAAGTGGATCTAATAATCCAATTGGAAGTAATCTTGCTCCAATAGGACAGAATCGTAAGGATTATATTTCCAGAATGCAATATCCGGAATATTATAAATCTGATAGAACCACAATTACAAAGTTTGATAGAGATTATAATAAAGAAATCCAATATACTTTTATCGGACTATTTCCATCGGCAATGTCATCAATTCCGGTAAGTTATAATTCGTCAGAAATTCTCAAGATGTCGGTGAATTTTGAGTATGATCGTTATATTGCAGGTAAATCATTAAGTTTGAATGAAATTATTGGTAATAATAATAACAATCAAAACAATAATAATAATCAAAACAATAATCAAAGCAATAATCAAAGAGTTGTTTATAGAACTGGACAATCTCTTGGTGAAAGTGGGGTAAGAGGTACAATTCCCAATCAAGGAAGTGTGTTGCCTACGATTTTAAATAACTAAACTAAATAAAATTGAGTGATTTGAATTAAAAAATGCCATTACCAAAAATTTCAGTACCAACATATAGTTTAGAAATACCATCTATTAAAAAGGAAATTAAATACAGACCTTTTCTGGTTAGAGAAGAAAAGATTTTAATTATTGCGATGGAAAGTGAGGATACAAAACAAATTGCACAAGCAGTAAAAACCGTAATTTCAAATTGTATTATTACGAAAGGAATCAAAGTGGAGCAATTATCAACTTTTGATATTGAATATTTGTTCCTGAATGTTCGTGGAAAGTCAGTTGGAGAGTCGGTGGATGTTTTAATTACCTGCCCCGATGATGGAATCACTCAAGTTCCTGTTTCAATTAATCTGGATGAAATTAAAGTAAATGTAGATGAAAATCATTCTAAGGATATTAAACTTGATGATGTTTTGACTCTTCGTATGAAATATCCATCTATGCAGGAGTTCATTAAGAACAACTTTAATAATAATGAATCTGTGAGTGTGAATGATACTTTTGAGATGATTTCTGCCTGTGTGGAGCAGATTTATAGCGAAGAAGAATCTTGGAATGCTTCTGATACGACTAAAAAAGAATTAAATGAGTTTCTGGAACAACTAACTACGAATCAGTTTAAGGAAATTGAGAAGTTTTTTGAGACGATGCCTAAACTTTCTTATACTATTAAATTGAAGAATCCAAATACTAATGTGGAAAGTGAGGTAGTATTGGAGGGATTAACATCTTTTTTCGCTTAGGAATGGCTCATACTTCGTTGGAGTCATACTACAAGACTACATTTCAGTTAATGCAGCATCATAAATATTCATTAACGGAGTTAGAATCTATGTTGCCTTGGGAAAAAGAAGTTTATATTACTCTTCTTTCTCAATATATTGAAGAGCAAAATCTAAAGAACCAGCAGAATGGCTAGTCTATCATCTCCAAT